CCACCCCCTATACCACCCCCCTTTGATTGACTCTCTTATATATATATTATTATTTCTTGTCACAAGTAGTAGTAGTAGTAGTAAAGCCTTGTGGATGAAGGGTTTAGGGCGTGACAAAATTTGTGACAAGCCCTGTCACACTGTCACAAACCGCTGTCACGGGACAGGGCGTCGATCCCGGAGAAAACCCCGTTATTCTTCATTCCAATGGCGATCCGCTATCGTGACCTTGCCAGCGCCGAAAAACGCGGCCTAGGCGGCAAAGTGCGCAAAAGCGGGGGTGCGTGGATTGTTATTGCAACCCCGGTTTGTAAAATGTAGGTGTTGAGCCATGAAAACCGCATTCTGTTTGAGCGAAAAAGACCTGAAAAACGCTGGGGTGAACGTCAAACCCAAAGATTACGTGCAGGGGTGGCACTGGGAGCTGAGACGCAAGGGTAGGGGTATGCAGTTGTGGTGGAACATGTGGATGATGGACCCCGACTGGCGAGTTGCGCCGCCTGTCACGCCCCCCGCTGTCACGCCCGAAACGCCCGAAATGGTGGTTGAGCCAGGTGACTTGGACACCATTAAAGGTGCTTACACGGTCAAAACCTTGCGGCAAAAGATTGCGGAACTGGAGCAGGAGAGCGTGTATGAGGCGGAGATTCTTAAAGAGAAATATCCTGATGATTTTATTAAAAATCCATGTGGAGATTATGAATTTAATAAAAGCGGCTATGAAGTTGTTAAAAAGCTCTGTAAGAATCAAAGATTTGTTATTTTGACTAACGGCATGCCTGTGCGCACGGGTAAAATGCTCGGCAGGATTAAGCCGGGTATGCGCGTTATGGTAAAAGACGGAACTATTATTAAAGGCTAACGTTAATATAGGTAACAACTAGATAGCTTATTAAAGTATGAATCCAGAAATTGAATCTAAGGTGATAAATTTTAAAATGACGGATCATCCGTTGATGCCGTCGTTTGACCAAGCGCAGCGTTACAAGATGATGCTGAACGTCGGCCCTCAAAAAGTGCTCGATTTGCTTCTAATTAGAGAAGAGCGGATTCGAGCTGAGTCGATGGACCCGTGCCGATATGGAAACGACCTTGATTCATGGAGAGATGCGGACTCTGTGCTGAACCGCTGCGATGAGTTGTTAATTCTTGGCGGAAACCGGAGCAGTAAGTCGGAATTTGCGGCAAAACGAATGGCGCAGGCGTTTCTTGGTGCGGACCTAAGTGGAAACGCCCCGGAATGGGTAAAAGAACGCTGCGATAATCGTGGAATTCGAATCTGGTGCCTGCACACCACCCACATGACGAGTGTCAGCAGTCAGCAGAACGTGTTCTATAAATATCTGCCATCAGAACTAAAATCGGCGCAGCGATCGAAACACACTCAGGTTTCTTGGACTCAGAAAAACGGGTTTTCTGACAACACTGCTGTATATAATAAGAATCAGATTTGGTTTCTGAACTATTCGCAGGACATTAAAGTGGTCGAAGGCGCAGAAGTGGACTACGTGTGGTGCGATGAATTGGTGCCGTCTGACTGGCTGGATACGCTCCGGTATCGGTTGGTAACGAGGAATGGGAAACTGCTTGTGACGTTTACTCCGTTGCTGGGGTATTCGCAGGTTGTGAAATCCTACGTTTCAACGAGTAAGATTAAAAAATGGCGAGAAAGTGAACTGTTGCCGAATCAGAATGTTGTAGGTGTGCCTCCCGGTAACATGCCGGTTTATGCCGAAGCGTTTAGCGGAAAGCACTCTGTTGTGTGGTTTCATAGTAAACTGAACCCGTATAATAACTGGGAGCGGATGAAAACCACCCTGAAAGGCCGCAGCACAGGGGACATTAAGATCCGCGCCTACGGCTGGGCAGAGCAGACTACAGGGACGCAGTTTCCGATGTTCAGTGAGTATAATATGTTTACTGAGGATGTGATGGAGCGCGCTCCTGAAGGTACTAACTATATGGTGGCGGACCCTGCTGGCGCTCGAAACTGGTTTATGCTCTGGGCGCGTGTGGATCAGTATGGAATCATCTGGATTTACAGAGAGTTTCCAGATCAAAGTTATGGTGAATGGTCCGTCCCCTCTGATAAAGCTGACGGCTCACCCGGTCCAGCTCAGAAGCAGGGCGTTAGAAAAGGCGTGGATGAGTATAGTGAAATGATCGTGGAGCTTGAGGAAGACGAAGATATTGCCGAGCGATACATCGACCCTCGGAGTGCAGGGACGGACACGATTACCAAGGACGGCGGGGTTACGCTGCTTGATCTATTGTCGCAGGCTACAAAGCCCATGTATTTTACACCGTGCGCAGGGGTTAAGGTGGATGAACGGGTGCTGCTGATTAACGATTTGCTGTGTTTTGACCGGGAAAAGCCGCTTCACAGGGAGTTTAACCACCCGAAAATCATGGTGCATGAAAGCTGCCAGAACCTGATTTATTCCATGAATGAGTGGACAGGAGCGGATGGCCAGAAAGGAGCATCTAAAGATCCGGTTGACGCTCTAGGGTATCTGGTTGTTATGGCTCCAAAACATATTGGCGCTGATTTTAGTAAGAATTGGCAGAAAGTGAACGCGCCCGGAACTTATTAGTTATTTACAAATAGTATCATCGGTGTAATAACGCCATGCCGATGAAAAATTTTGAACCGACTGACCCGCTTGCTATTGCGTCTGATAAACCAGACGTAGGCGAGCTTTTGAGCGAATATAACCGCAGCATGGTTAATTCGTCTCAGGGTAACTTGGTGACGAAATTTGATAACATCCGGTTTTCTCGCTGGGCCGGGCAAACGGATGACGGCAAAAAACACTCTGAAAATCGCCCGGAAGGAAGTCCTGCTTGGCCGTTTGAAGGCGCAAGCGATGTTCGAAACAGGTTAATTGATTCAACTTGTAACGAGTTGACGGCTCTTTTGATGACCGCGTTTTCACGGTCTGATATTCGGGCTTCAGGTGTTGAGCTTAACGATCTTGAGATTAGCGGAATTGCAACCTCGTTGATGCAGTGGGTTAAAGATTGCAAAATGCCGCAGGAAATTCGCAAAGAGGCGGAGCTAGCGGCTCAGTATGCGTTTCAGTATGGCTGGAGCGCATTTTTTATTGGCTGGAACCAGAAGATTTCCAAGCGGAACAGGCCAATTAGTCTTGAAGAGATTGTCGCTGTATCACAGCAGACTGATGTTCAGGCGATTCAGGATTTGCCGCGGTTGATTGTGGAATCCCCAGAAGAAGCCGCTTCAATTATTGCGTCAACGGCTCCGGGTATTTCTAAAAAAGACGCCAAACGAATTGTTAAAGAGCTGGCTGAAACAGGGCAGTCTTATCGAGAGGAAGAGTATGTTAGCAGAAATCTTCCCGAGATTGTGGCGCTTAAGCCTTGGGACGAAATTATTTTTCCGCCTGAAACGGCGGATTTGCAGCGTAGCCGCGTGATTTTTAGGCGAACGTGGATGTCCGAGGTTGAACTTCGTGAAAAGATCATCACGGAAGGCTGGAACCCGGATTGGGTAGAGAAGGCGATTCAGCAGTTGGGTAAGAGTAGCACGTTCTATAATATCAATCTGCTGCCTACTACGACTATGTTGGTGTATAACGGCACAAACTATAACAACATGGTTGAGGTGGTCTATGCTTACACCAAAAGCATGGACGGGGACGCTCCTGCTATTTTTTATACAATTCTATGCCCACAGGCGGCTTCTAATCGAGATGAAGATGGTAGTTCTTACGCCAAACACGAACGTCTTGATTATGCGCACGGTGAATATCCGTTTGTAGAGTTTCGCAGGGAACAATTGCGCCGGGCAATTACCGATACTCGCGGCGTCCCTGAATTGGCTAGCACGGATCAAGACGAGATTAAAGCGCAGCACGATTCGATTCGGGATCATACCGCGTTTTCCACGCTGCCGCCTATTAAGGTGGTTAAGCGAATTGGAGCAATTAACAAAGTGGCTCCTGGTTTGCCACTTCCAGTAACAAATCAGAACGATTACACGTTTATGGATCCGCCAGCGCGTGAGCCAAGCGTGGCGTTTAAATTGATTGAACGGGTTGAGGCTAATCATGCGGCTTACTTTGGCACAACTAATATGTTGGTGCCTCCTGTAAAAACGCAGATGATGCAGCAGATGCTTGTTAATAGCTGGCTGATGACATGGCGCAATGTGTTCCGACAGATGTTTTCGCTGTGCTGCCAGTTTATGGCATCTGAAGAAATTCAACGGATCACAGGAGGCACTTTGCCGGATGACGTGTCCGATATTCACAACGAATTTGATCTAAATATCCGGTTTGATATTCTTGATCTTGATCCAGAGCATTTGACGCGGAAAATTGAAGGGTTGACCAAAATTAGCCAGATGGACACTGGCGGTGTTCTTAATAAAAACAGAATCACAGAAATGTTGATTCGTGCTGTTGCGCCTGAAATGGCTAACGACCTTATTGTTAATCAGGAACAGGCTAGTCAGAAGATGTTTAAGGACGTTCAAAGCGATATTGCCCTTATGCTTTTGGGTAATGAGGCGCTTTATCAGGAAAACGATCCTGCCGCTTCGACTAAAATGCAGTATGCGCAGCAGATTATTCAAAGTAATCCCAAAGCTCAGGCGGCACTTCAGCAAGACCAAAATTTCCAAGCGTTGTTCCAAAACTATGTAAAAAGCCTGCAAATGAGTATTATGCAGCAGCAAAACGCGCAAATTGGGCGCATTGGAGTTAGCCAGATTCAAGGACAGCAACCCACGGCATGACGGACGAACAAAAAAACGCTTTTGGGTTTAGCGGAAAAAGCCTGCTTTGGGATGAGCTGTGCAAAATTCTTAACGCGCTTCAAGAACAGGAAATGTTTATTGCTATCAGCCAAGATACAAGGGGCGAAGATAGGATTCATTCTGCTGGTAGAGCAGATGGCGTAAATTTGGTATTAAGCACGTTAAACCATTACAGAGAAGAAGCTAAAAAGCTTAATGGTATTGTTTAGTATTGACTGTTAATAGCAAATTTGCCACAACGGCATTACCGGGCCTTCTAGCGGTATCTAGATTGTATTAAAAGGACTTACTGCCTACCAGTATGCAAGATAAAGCAG